CATATTCATAAGTTGTCGTAATACCGGTATTTGGATTTCTTTTCACATAAACGAACTTCAAACCATCAGAATTGACAGCAAGTGTAGGATTTGACACAGGCAATTCTTGATATAAATTGGTAATTTTAAAACCAGCTCGAGTCAATAGAGTTCTCATACATGCACTAGCAATAGTGAAACCATAAATCTCTGTATTCGTACTAGAATGTGTAACAAAAACACAATCAGAATCATTAACACCTCCAAATTGTTCAATTGTACGATGACTTCCTTTCGAAAGTGCCATAGATTCTAAACTCCTTTTAATACGTTTAGCGCGTGGAAACCGTCCTGTAAACGTACCCACGCTAGCACCAACAAACTTTCCTTTACGCTTAATAGGGCCAACCGGTTGACGAGGGGCAGATTTCATCTTCTTTCTTATTCCCTGTGCAACTCTACGACCAGCTTGATAAGCTTGTTTAAACACACGACGAGCATTAGTAGACGTTGCATACGGATAAGTGTATCTGGCAGCAATGCGCGCAAGACGATTAAAACGGCCGCTACTAGGGGGAGTACGATAAGGATTACGATTGCGAATCATTAGGAAAGAAATTTCAGTTTATTTCAATTATTTCTAATCTACGCTCCAAAGCTTGATAAGTAACATAATCCAATTCAGGATACCAATCACGAGGATGAAGATTAGAAGTAATCCAAATCTTTTCAGCTACCAAACAGGTGGAAGCTCCCTTGATCTCCACAAGCACTGGGTAACGATCAAACCATCGCAATAAATGGGCGATATCGATACCTCCTCGAAATTCGTCGAACACAACGTGCTTTTGATCGCGATAACCATCCCAAAACTTGGATCTTGGATCTTTAGGGTAAGCACTCCAACTTGCTTCGTCCCAGGCCCGTCGAGACTTTCCAGTCCCCGTAGGTCCATAATAGACAACGACTTTACGCTCGAAAGCAACAGGTTCAGCAAAGTCTGCGCGGATTGTACGGAGTGTGCGATAATGCTGAATTCGTATGGATGGATCGATTGCAAGGATGTCTCCGACAACGGCGAGGTCCCAAATCTTCTGCCAATCAAGCTTTGACGATCTCTTGTGGGCGCGTTCACCAAGTTCAAAGCGCGTTCCATCGATATAGGTGTCATCCTTCCAGACGTAGTCATCTGCGGCTGCACTTCGGGTGAGTTCTGCATGGGTGGTGTCGGTAAACCGTGACTTGACGTGTCGCAATCGCACGTTTCTGTTAAACACCACCAACACTTGCCAATGGAGGTATCCAGACTCTCCCTCTTCTCCCTGTCCTCTGAGGTAGACAACATCGTCTGGGAGTGATTCGGGATGCCAATCGGCCATGGGGATTGTGAGCATCCAATATCGTCCTTCGGTTCCGACCATACCATAATATAGATCTACTTCTTATTTCGATCTTTTATACTCCGTGTGGCGCCTCGTGGCCGGCGTGGCCATGTGAGAGAGGGGGGGTAGTCGCACGTGTGTCAAAACTCAGTGCGACTTGGCGTCAGTAGGTAATACTGCGCACTGACTCCTTCGTCGCACTGCGCTGGTGCCTACTGACGCTATGGCCACCTTCGGAGGCCAAGTATTCGGTTATGTCCCTGCGGGGCCAATACAAATAACCCCGGCTTCATTAACTAAGTGTAGTTCCGATAGCCTCCCACGTGGAACCATGCTCCACAAACATACCCCAGAGCCTCGCTGCACGCTCGCTTATCTGGGGCCCCATGTTCATGGCGCGAGAACCCACGTGGTCCGTTTAATTAAAAACGTTTTCCCTTTGTAGGACCCGAGTCGGGTCCTCGCATGGCGAGTTCGGCCCGAGTTCGGCCCGCATTTACTATATAAGAACGACATTCCCCGAAGGATTCTCAAATGTCTAAAGTCACTCACATTCGATTCACTCCTGATACTCCATGCAAACCATACACTAGAATGTATAGAGGAGGAGAATCTCCTCTCAAGTTCAAACCTGTGTCAAGACTAGACTTTCTTATCCGATGCTACAAAGACATGCCACGTTTAAAACATGAATAATAAATTTATTAAACAACAATATTATTAACTTCTTGAACTACTGGAATAGATTCAAGTGGTGCTTGACTAGCTTTATAAACAGCTACAGCACCAATTTTACACTCTCTTTCATAAGCTAGTGTAATTTTGTTAGTGGCAGGAGTTCTAAGTAACTCTTCAAGAGCAAACATTTGTGATTTGCCAACAACTCCTGTAATTGAGCTCTGAGGACCATCCCAAGTACTGCATTGCAATTTCTTCAAAAGATTAACCATCTTACCACTGAAATTGACATTAAAAGAGGTCTTTTTAATTTCACCAGGATTTAACGTAATTGCAACAGCTTTCGCAGTATTGGCCCAATACTTAGGGACAAATGGTTCAGTAGCACCTTCATACTGTGCACCTCGAATCAATTTAATTCCACGTGCATCCATAGCATTGAAATATTGATTAGTAGAAGTAGCAACAGTAGCACCATGTGCAGTTTGCCTTACCCTCGGATCGGCATGCTTAAATTCATAAAGGTATCCTTTTAAAGGTTGACTATCAACACGGTCTGTTTGACCTTGTTCTGCGGCACTACCTTCCAAATTTGCAGACTTGGTTCTGTTTTGCAAAGTCAAAACTGAAGTAACAAATAAAGATAAATGCATATCTTCCAAATACAATTCTGCACCCAAATTCCAATTGAGACCAATAGGTGCAGCATCACGCTTGTATACAGCCAATCGCCACGGCTCAGCAGAATCAACATCAGCGTCACGCAAAAAATCAATTAAATGAAAATTGAATGCGCTAAAACCATCACAAACTGCTTTAAACGACTGATTATTCACAGTATCATATTCATAAGTTGTCGTAATACCGGTATTTGGATTTCTTTTCACATAAACGAACTTCAAACCATCAGAATTGACAGCAAGTGTAGGATTTGACACAGGCAATTCTTGATATAAATTGGT